CCGTCAAGCTGCCGGTAAAAGGCAAGGACGCGGACGGATTCGCAACGGAAACCTACGGAACATCTCTATTCCCCGGCAAGGTATGGTGCAAGTGGGTCTGGCAGCACGGCAGCGAAGTATTTGAGAACATGCGGCTGGGGCTGGGACAGGTGGCGACGATTACCATGCCTTACACTGACAAAATCACGCCGCGCTGCCGAATCTGGCGCGAGAACGAAACATCGGATGCCGACGCGTGGGAAATCGTGTCAATCAACAACGTCGAGGAAGCGCGGAGGTTTCTGGAGATCAAGGTGCGCCGGGGGGTGAAGGCGTGAGCATTGCAGGCGACATTGCGGCAGCGGTAGCGTTCACCGGCTATCCAGTCCATCAGGTCAGTTATGACGGCGATGCGGACACCTATTTCGTCGTGAACATGAACGCGATCCCGACGAATTACGCCGACGATGCGCCGCAACACGACCGATGGCTGATCCAGCTTCACCTATTCGCGCCGTTCACGCTGAACACCACCGCGATCCGGCGCCAGATCAGAGACGCGCTTTTCGGCGCAGGGTTCTCGTATCCGCATCTTGTGGACGCAAGTGAGACTACGCGCTCGACTGATGGAACGGAGCAGCATATCGTGTTCGAGTTTGAGGCGGTGGAGGGGATTGATGTGTAATGGCGGGCGCGTTTGAATTCGCCGTAAAAGGCGCGAAGGAACTGGCGAGCGTGCTGAACAAAGTGGCCGAAATACCGCCCGACGCGCAGGAGAAAATGATCGATGCGATGGCGGACATATTCGCCGAAGGTCAGGAGTACACCGCGGCGACCATGCTGCAAGGTCCGTACTACCGGGGTGATGTAGCCAGCGCGATCAAAAAAAACAAGCTGAAACGCGGAAAGAGCGGCCCGTACAAAGACATCGTTTTCAAGGGCATGGCGCACGGAAACCGAATCGCGGAAATCGCGTTCGTGAATGAGTACGGCAAGAAAAGCCAGCCCGCACGGCCATTCATCAAAACCGCAAACACCATCAGCGACAGACCCAGCCTTGAGGCTGGGTTTGCTGCTTATGACAAGTGGCTGAAATCGAAAGGGGTTTAACAACACATGGCTAGCATGGGATTGAAATACCTTGCGTGGGGGAAGATGGCGGCGGAGCCGACGAACGCCATCCCGACCTACAATCCCGGTAAGGTGATCGGGAAGATGGTGTCGGCCAACCTTTCCATCCAGTGGGCGGATGGCGAACTGTATGCGGACGACATGCTGTCCGAGTACATCAGCGAATTCGCGTCCGGCGACCTGACGATGGAGGTTGACAACATCGCTCTCGCCGATCAGGCGACGCTCTACGGCGCGACCTACGACGCAGACGAGTTCCGGGCGGTCTACTCCGACACGCCGCCCTTCGGCGGCATCGGCGGCGTTCAGGTGCTGATGGTCAACGGCGCGCGCAAGTACCGCGCGTGGTTCTTCCCGAAGGTGCGCGCGTCCATGCCCGACTGGGATGCGACGACCCGCCCGAACAGCATCAGCTTCGGCACACAGCCGCTGAACATGAAGGTCATGACGCCGCTGTATGGACCGTGGTACTACGTCAAGGAGTTCACGACCGAATCCGCTGCGAAAGCGTACATCGACACGAAGCTGGGCGTCACGACCTGGCACGAGATCAACGTGCAGGTGCAGGGCGCGACCACCGGCGAGGGCGCGTCGCCTGTCGGCGTGAGTTCCGTTGCGAACGCCGGGACGTTCGAGCTTGCCATCTCCGGCACGCCGACCGCGCTGTACGACAACGGCGTGGACAGCAAGGCGAGCATTGCGGCGGGCAAGTACACCCTGACCAACGTCACGGCGGCGCACGCCATCGCCGTGATCTTCTAGACAATACGCGACCGACCGGGGAGGCGCAAGCCTCCCCTTTTTGACACAAGGAGGGCAACACAGTGGTATTTGACTTTTCCAAGTACGATTTTGTCTACAACGCCGCGGCTCATTTCGCGGCGCAGGACAAGTACCCGGACGGCCTGTGGGCTGAACTGGTGAAGCCCGGAAAAGCCGGTTTCGACGCGCTGTGCTGGGCGCTTGCGGAAATGTCGATGCAGGGCGAACTGGTCCGGCGCGACATCGGCCATGACAAGCGCGAAACGCTGGACGAGGACAAGCTGCGACTGCACCTGAAGCCGCGGCAGATCAATGAGGCGCGCACAATCGTGCTGAACGCCATGACGAAGGGCCTTAGCAACGACGACGACAACGAGGAAATCGACGAGGTATTGCTCGAGAATCAAAAAAAAACGGAGACAGGCTAACGCTTGCGAAATACTTGAGCGCCGCGCTTTCGGTCGGGTTTGACCGGCGCGGCGCTTTGCTGACCGAAATCTCGACTGTGAATGAAATCTGCGCCTTGCGGAACAAGGCACAGAAAGGGGCGAAGCGCCGTGGGCACTGAACGGGTCATTTCAACGCGCGTCAAGCTGACGGGCGATCAAGAATTTAAGAAAAAGATGCGCGGCGTGTCCGGCGAGGTTAAGCAGTTCAGCGACTGGACGGAGGTCTTGAAGGGCATTCTGTCCGCTGACGCAATTAAAAAGGGCTTTGAGACGCTTGCGAACGGTATCCGCCAATCAATCGACGCGTCGGCTGAGTTTGAAAGCTCAATGGCGGGTATCCGCAAAACGACCGACATGACGTCGGTCGAATTGGAGGCAATGGGCGAAGCCATTAAGAAAATGGCGGAGAAAATCCCAATGTCTACAACGGAGCTTGCAAAGCTCGTTGAGCTGGGCGGGCAGCTTGGCGTACCGAAAGACAACCTGCTTGAGTTTGCGGAAACAATGGCAGAACTCGGCGTTTCGACAGACTTGTCTGGCGAACAGGCCGCGGCGGCACTCGCCAAGCTGGCAAACATCATGCAGACCAGCCAGGACGACTACGACCGCATGGGTTCGTCCATCGTCGCGCTCGGCAACAACATGGCGACAACGGAATCCGACATTCTGAACATGTCCGAGCGGATGGCTGCGGCAGGCAAAGCTGTGGGCATGACCGAAGCTGACATATTTGCGCTTTCGGCTACGCTATCGTCTTTGGGTGTTGAAGCAGAAGCTGGCGGCAGCGCCATGTCGAAGCTGATGAAGAACATCGAGACGATGGTTCAGACGGGCGATAAGAAGCTGCCGGAATTCGCAAAAGTCGCCGGGATGTCCGCTAAAGAGTTCGCTGATACATGGAAGAAAGACCCGATGAAGGCGCTCGAAGCCTTTGTGACCGGGCTGGGCGAACTGGACGAAAAGGGCGGCAACTCCATCGTCACGCTTGAAAAGCTGGGCATTACGGAAGATCGCCAGTCTGCGTCGGTATTGGCTCTGTCGAAGTCAAACGGGCTTTTGAAGAAGGCGGTCGATCTTTCTAACCAGGCATGGAATGAAAACAACGCGCTCTCAAAAGAGGCGGCGACGCGCTATGAAACGACCGAGAGCAAAATCCAGACGTTCAATAACTCGGTCAACAACCTCGCCATCGCCGTGGGTGATAAGCTCAAGCCGATGCTGATGGGGATCATGGAAGGCGCGACTGGCGCAATCGATTGGCTCACGAGGGTTATTGCCGGAGAGAAAGACCTCCGCTCTATGATCTCGGAGGCCGACAAGACCTACGCCGAAACTGAAGAAGAAATGGCGGCGGCTGCGCTCCAGGCCGAGGCGCTGATCGACAGGCTTGCGGAACTCGAAGGGAAACCCGAGCTGACCGCCGCGGAGCAGCGCGAATGGAACGCGACGCTGGAAAGACTGCAGGAAATCATGCCCAGCACCACGGCGCTGATCGACCAGAACACCGGCGCCATCGAAGGCGGCACGGCGGCGCTGCGCCTGAACACCGAGGAAGCCAAGCGGAACGCGCTGGAAGTGGCGAAGCAGGCAGCGCTGCGCGAGAAATACGAAGCGTATTACATTTTCGCCGGTCGAATCGCAGACAAGCAGGTAGAATTGACGCTTGCGACCCGTAAGGCGGCTGACGCTGAACAGGCGCTTGCTGACGCCCGCGAACGCGAGAACAAGCTTGTCAAAGAGGCCGAAGCGAACGCTAAGGCGTTGAATGAGCAGTATGGCGGATACCTTACGACGGCGGCGGACGAGTTGGCGGCGTCGCAGGAATATCAAAAACTGCAGCAAGAACTGATACAACTGGCGCAGGAGAGCTACGACGCAGCCGCTTATGTCGATCAACTGAACTACGAGATCGAACAGGGCAACGTCCAGCTGGAAGATGCCGCGGCGACCGTGCGAGAATACGAAGAAGCGCTGTCCAGCGGCGATGCATCGCTGGCTGGCATGACCAAGTCCCAGGAAGAACTGACGGACGCGGCAAAGGAGCAGGTGCGCGAGTTCGGCTCCGCGTCTGTGGCGCTTGACGATCTGATTGAGAAGCAGAACGAGGCATATGCAGATGCGCTGCAGAAGGTCAATGGGATAGTTTCGGGATTCGGCAAAATCGAAATGCCGAAGCCCAAGAAGATCAAGGACACCATCAAAGACCTCGAAACGCAGCGCAAGTTCATGGAGACCTACCAGAAGAACCTGGAGAAGGTTCAGGAGATGGGCCTATCCGATGAGCTTGTGCAGGAGTTGTCTGACGGTTCCGCAGAATCCGCGGCGATACTGCAGGGCATCGTGAACGACGGCGGCAAGAACATTGAAAAACTGAACCAGAAGTTTGCCGAGGTCTCAAAGGGCAAAGAAGCGATGGCGCAGGCGATGGCCGAGGCGCAGACCGATTTCCAGAACAAAGCCAACTCCATCATCGATTCCACGAACGAGATGGTGAAGAACTTCAACCAAAAGAGCGAGGCGTACAACGCCGCCGCGGAAACCGTTCAAGGCGTTATCGACGGCATGAACAGTAAGCTGGCGCCGCTGCGGAAGAAGTACAACGAGGTTCGCAAGCTGTCCAACCCGAATAGCAACAATTACCAGCCGAACGACAATACACATTCACGCGCTGCAGGTATATCGTTTGTTCCGTATGACAATTACAACGCTATGCTACACCGCGGCGAGATGGTGCTGACGGCGCTCGAGGCGAAGGCGTACCGCGCGGAGCAGTACGCCAATTATGCGTCGCCCATCGGCGCGGGCGGCATCACGAACAACAACAGCCGCACCGTGAACAACCGATCCGACCTTAATCTGATTAATCCCATTTTCCAAATTGGCGACAACCTGACCGCGCAGGGGCTTATGCAGGAATGGCTTGGAACAATGCGCGGGCAGATCGCCGCGCTCGGAGGGAGGGTATAGCATGGCCAACTGGTTCCGGTTCGCCGGGAAGCACTCCGCTGACTATGGCGTGATCGTCCAGACCTTCCCGCCGCTGACCCTGCCGGAAGAACGCGCCGACTTTGAGTTGATTCCTGGGCGCTCCGGCTCTCTGACGATTTTGGAGGGCGAAAACGTATACGACGATGTGGTGCTGTCCATCGAGTGCTACGTCCGCGACTTATCCACCCTTGACCAGATCGCCGCGTGGCTTCGCGGCTCCGGCGATTTGGTGTTGGGCAACCAGCCTGACCGCTATTATAAGGCGCGGTGCATCAACCAGATCGAGATTGCGAAAGTTTTGCGCGGGCGGCAGCATCGGACGTTTACGGCAGTATTCCGCTGCCAGCCCTACCGCTACCTCTACCCGGAGCCGACACCCAAAATCTATACTACCGGCCCAGACAGCATCAATAACCCCGGCACCGCGGACGCAGTTCCGGACATCACCGTCATTGGCTCCGGCGACATCGATCTGATCATCGGCGATAAGGCGATCCACATTGACAGCCTTGCCGCGGATGTTACGATTTACGGCGATACGGGATATGCGTTTGACAGCACCGGCGCCAACCTGACGCCGAGCGTGACGTTCGACTGGCCGCTGGTCATCCCGCCCGGCATCAGCGAAGTGTCGTGGACGGGTACCGTAACCAGCGTAACGGTCACAAGGCCGTGGAGGTACATCTGATGGGGCAGATTTATGTTTTCGAACCGTGGCCGACGGCGGTTGACACGATGGGTTTATGTGGGCCGCTATTGGCCACGGATGCGACGTTCACCGAGGAGCGCAACGGCGCGATGGAATTGGAAATTTCGCACCCGATCGACCCCAACGGAAAATGGACGAACCTTGTGCGCGGCAACCTTGTGCGCGCGATGGTTCCGATGCACACCACGCCCGAATTCAACCCATCTACGGGGGAGCTGGTGAGTATGCTTCGGCGCACGACGGTGAAAGCCAGCGCAACCCGCGAACAGCGCGCCGTGTACCAGAGCAACACCAGCGCCATGAGGCTTGCAACGCTGCAACCGGGACAGGTTGTGTACCACAACCCAAAGCACCTCGGGGCGAGGGCGAAAATCACATGGACGGACGGAAACGGCTACATCGACCCCGCGGCGCTGGAAACGGCGTACACCGAAGAATTACTAATGCCCGTTGCGGCGGGCATTGATTATTGCATTCCGCCGCCGCGCTGCCGACCGCAGCTGTTCCGAATTTATGCCGTCTCAAAATCCGATTCGGGCGTAAAAGCAAAGGCACGGCATGTATCCTATGATAACATCGGAAACGTCACGACCGTTCCGGGCGGCGAAGTGACTGTTTCCGGGTCGATGGGCAGCGCGCATGTCAATCTCCGTGACAGCCGCATCGACAACCATGTTTCCACGGATTACCGCGCCAGTAACGCGGCAGAAACGCGCGACTTCGCAGCGCTGGAGCGCGTATCGCCGATTGAGGCGATACTGTCCCCGAGCGGCATCGCAGCGTCGTGGGGGCGCATCATCATCCGCGACAACTGGAACATATACGCCGTAACCCGCACCGGCTACTTCGCAGAGTTCCGCATCGATCACGGCATAAACATGCTGGGCGTTGACTACTCCGAAGACGAATCGAACGTCGTCGCGCAGATTCTTCCGGTCGGGCAAACCTCAAAGGGCAAGCCGCTGACGATCCCGGACGGCGTGTATACCGTGGACGGGGTGATCGTTGGCGTGTTAAACGGGCTTGTGGATAGCCCATACGGCGACAGCTACCCAACCGCACATATTGGCGTGATGGATATGGGCAGCGCGATCAAAGCGGCGGGCACCACCAGCGCCCAGCTCAACGCGGCGTATGTCAAACTGATTCGCGCCGCGCTTCAAAAGTTCGAGGACGAACGCTGCGACCTGCCGGAGATTTCGTTGAGTGTAAACTTCCTGCGGCTGGGCGATACCGCCGAATACGCGCAGTACCGGAACCTTGAACGTGTGTTAATCCATGATTCGGTTCCCGTGCGGCATACGGGGCTTGGCGTAGACGTGACCACCATCGTCAACAAGATTTCGTGGGACTGCCTGCTTGATCGCTACAATAGCATCGAACTCGGCAGCGTCCGCAAAAACTACGCCCGCACCCGCGTCGCGTCGTGGCAGGTTCCGGGATTAGAAACGCTGTCGGCGTATGTAGACACG